GGAAAGGGGGACAAGCCCCCCTCCCTAAAGACCCTATGTCCCCCGCGCGTTGCGGCGGGATTCCCTACCCTTCCCGGGCGGCGCGTTGCGAGCGCGCCTTCCGGGGCGGGACCCTTAATTCCCTAACCGGCCCTCGCAAGCTCGGGCCGACCCTCTAGGCTAAAGGGGTCCAGTGCGCTAAGAAAAAAATGGCACCCTTTACTTAGACCTTCTCTTGGGGGCAGCCTTTGGCTTCTTGGGCTGGAGCGACGCGATATACGACGCGTAGGCTCGGCAGATGGAGATGCGGACCGGATGCGGCGTGTCGTAGTTGTCAAAGATCTCAGCGAGATCGGGCACCAAATCGTCGTCGACGGGCTCCGGCGATCGAGGGCGCTTCGCGGCCTTGGCGGCCCGGGGCTCGACGGCTTGCGCGTCGTGAAAGGTCATCTCCCGCAAGCGGGACGCGGCATCTTTTTCGGCCTCGGTGGGCACCCAATCGTGAAGCTCGGCTTCCTCGCGCTCGGAGACCTCCTCCTCGCTAGGTTGATGGCAAGGGAAATCCTCCTCGCCCTCCATCTTGGGAATAAAATTATTCCTACGGTCGACTTCGTCGACCCAAGGGGCATCGGGGTTGAACCCGCACGCCGTGGACATATTAGTATCGAGCTCTCGAGCCTCGGACATCTGCAGGAGGTACAAAACTGTGGGCTGTTACTATGTGTTGGAATAGTAGCATGCTGGTCGACGTAGTCTGTTTCGCCCACGATTATTCAAAATATTTATTTTGCGCGTAAATTTGAATTTCCGGGCCTCCGGCGGCCCTCCGGGGGCCCTGCCGGGGGCCGCCTCGCCGGCGGGGCGCCCTGCAGGCAGCCTACATGCCATAATCAAGAAAGCGAATGCGAGATGAATACCCGCCCGATACAGAGGCGTAGTGCAAAGCGAGAGTGGCGTCGTAGTACGACTGGAACATGACAACGTGTAAAGAGTTGTCAATGACATCAGCGATCTGAGAACCGAAAGACTTGTACAACACCGGCAGATCGAGCGGGACAAAAAACTCAAACGGCACGCGGACTCCAGATTGTTGATACTCGGGAACGTCCGGGGGAACGAGAAAATAGATACTCAGAGTTTGAGGGTTCACCTCGACAGTTTTCCGCGCGAGGATGACAAACCGGTCTGAATTGAGCAAATTAACATGAGGAGAACACATAGCGGCGACAGTATTGCCAGGATTAGTGAAGATTTGCTGTGAAGTACACTGCGTCCCGTTGGTCTGTGTATCCAACACCAAGGCAATAAAAGCAAGTCGCCCGCTACAGGGATATGCCATGACATCCTCGTTACTGAGTAAAAAACTGCCGCGGACGCACCACGACTTGATACGAACGCCCCGGCCAGAGAAATTGCTCGGTCCGTCGCCACGGACCGGAACCGACGCGATAGCAGACGGCGCCAAAATGCCGCCAGACATGGCAGAATCAACGGAAAGAATCTGGTAATTCAAATACGTGTCGAGGAATTTCAGCTCCGGCGCTGGAACCATCGAGCGAAAACGGGGGACCGAGCCGTACAACGGCAACAAAACATTATCGTCATCAGCGGCGTCGCCACGCACACGCTTATAAGTAGAGACACCACGAGAGCCTCTTGAAGGACCATAAGCGCGCTGAGACATACCCTTAACTAACTAAACTTTACCGGGTAAACCCGTATTTTTGCGTTTTTGTTTTTTTTCTTCATCCTTGGAAGCGAATACGAGCATTGTAGCCGATGAAACACTCGCTATTGGTCGAGAACGCAATCACGTGAATCGAATTATCGACCACGTTCGCGACAGAGGCAGTGGTGCCCGCATTGAAATTCACGGGCAAGCCTCCTTTGAACGGAATGTACCAGTCAAAAGTCCGAGACAGACCATTCGCCGCAAAGTTGGCCGCAGCGACCATGGCGCCGGAATGGGTCAAGTCATACACCTGGCTCTTCAGGAGGCGAAAGCGGTTTCCGCTAAGGAGATTCTTCAAAGGCTCCGGGTTGGACGACGCCTGGGCGGCGAGATTCTTGAAGCAGTCCTCAGAGTTCATCTGGGCACCATTGGTCTGAGTATCCAAGACAACCGCAAGGAAAACCTTGGCGGGAAGCGAGGCCGACGCTTCGGAAGCAGTACCGGGATTGTAAATGTGCCCCTTCAAAATCAGCGAATCGATAACAATCCGCTTGCCGTCTCGCTGCTGCTCGCCGTCGCCCTGAGTCGGGGTGGAAATCATGCTGGTAGCAGAAGGATCATACTCGCCACCGGTGCAATCGGTGGCAGCGCCGACGGAGGTATCAGCAAGCTTCGTATCGTAGAACTTCTTCTCGATGCCCAGGAACCCCATGGTGGCAGCATTGGCAACAATACGCGCGGCGCTAATCTTGGCCTTTTTCGCCGGGGTCGAGTACGACTTCGACTTCAGCTTCGTCGACTTCCCGATACTGCCGTGGGCAGGCTTGCTGCGCTTCTTCGTTCCCGAGGTCTTGCCCATCTTCGACCTCGCTCAACTCAAATGTGCCGCTACAGAAAAGCGACACCTTTACTCCCGAAAAAACTTGCTAATTCCGTCCCGTCCACCCAAATCCACTCTGCCGTCAGGCACAGGCCCGAGCTGTAGAACGTTACCAAACTCCAACAGCCTACGTCGTAGCGGCGAGTCATCCCAGTCAACCTTGATCGAAAGCGGGTCGTACCAATCTCTCGGGTGATAATTGCTAGTAAAAATAACCCACTTGGCCACGAAGTTGACATGAGACCCCTTACTCCCCAAAGAAAGTGGGGAGCTATCGAGAATGCGGAGCAGCTCTCTAAACGGATACTGGCCTTGAAACTCGTCCATGACGACATACTCCTCGCCGTCGTAATCATCCCACCACTGAAGAGGGGCCTTCCAGTAAGCCCCCGGGAAAAACTCGCGAGCGAGCCGTGTCTTCCCGCACCCAGAAGGGCCGATAATACAGAGAAAGTGGGTGATCCAATCGCGCTTGGGGGCCTTCACGCGCTTGTAAGTAGAAAACGCCTTGTGGTAACGCGTCATAGACGAAAAATGGTCGTCCCACAGAGCAACATCGCTCGCGCCCCCGTCAATGGCGCGTTTCACCGCGGACAAGTCGTTCCGCTTGCCCTGCTCCTTAGGCTCCCCGTGGAACCAGGGACCGTCGATCCTGGTATCGACCTTAGTGGAATACATAATCGCCTGGGCACTAGTGCCCCGCCGGACCATAACAGCTGCACGCTCAAAGCCCGGGATCGCGTGAACTTGCTTCAAACTCTTCTTCCCCGAGCACTCGAGGTAACCTTGATAGTGCTCTATATGATTATCGTGGCCGAGCTCAAGCTGCCATACGCAGTATGTCACCCACTCTGGGAACTCGTCAGGGTCGAGTAGAGTGACTTCGCCGTTGGCGAAGTTGATGGTAAACACATAGTTACGGGCCTGCATTCACCTGCGAGCAGGAGTCAGTCGCGCTAAATCGGCTTGTTGCGCCTCACCGCTCTCCTTTTCCCACACACAGGCCCTACACAGATCAGAAAAAACCAGAGGTTCTAACCAGAAGTGACCGGTAATATAGGCGGTCACTTCTGCGCGTGTACAGGATTACCCCCCATGTCGTAGACCTCCGTATGGGTCCCACCCAAGTTAACACGGTATGCCGACAAGTCCCTCGGGACGCGACATACATCGGCCGCACCGCGGCCTCCCGCTGGGGCGCTGCCCCCGCCCCCGCCGGGGGCTAAGCCCGCCCCCGGACCCCTGGCGAACTGGGTTATGCGGGGCGCTGCCCCCGCCCCCGCCCCGCGGGGGCGGAACCGGAAAGGGGGACAAGCCCCCCTCCCTAAAGACCCTATGTCCCCCGCGCGTTGCGGCGGGATTCCCTACCCTTCCCGGGCGGCGCGTTGCGAGCGCGCCTTCCGGGGCGGGACCCTTAATTC